ACTTTGGGTTGCGTGCCGCCTGTGACCACTTGCAATCTGTATAGGGAGCGAAAGCGACCGTGGAGACTTTAAGTGATGAATTCGCCAGCCAGAGGCAGCTCGCCATCGTCGAGCGCTTCGAGGGCTTCATCAATTATATGTATCCGATTGTGCTCAACATCCGCCGCACACATCACGTGGCACGTGATCGATTCATTGGCGCGATGTTTGAGCAAGTAGGAATGTTTTCTCAGGCGGGCAAGTCTGGACAAGTCTCTAAGCTGTATCTGGCTGATGCAGGCTTATCCGATCTGAGATACATGGTGCGGTTTTTGGCGGACGGCAAGCGCAAGTTGATCAGTCGGCATCAGGCCGAGGTGGCAAGTATCCACCTCGCTGAAACCGGAAAGATGCTCGGCGCTTGGATTAAGGCCAGAGCCGCAAGGGGTGAACGTGGATAAAAGCGGCACGCGCACGAACGGCGCGAACTCCGGTTCGCGGGCTTCCAATTGGAACAACTACCCGTGGAACTCGAACTGGAACATTGGGTTGCGTGCCGCCTGTGACGATAAGTTTCACCCGCTTCGGATGGTTAAGGCCGCCGATGCAGATCATGCAGTTTTTATGGTCAGCCACGCCATCCCGCTTCGGCGAACACATTACGCGGTCAAGGGAACGTCGAGTAGGAAGCCTCGAAAGACGCACTTGCAACTGAACAACCATAGAGGGCAGCATGGGTAAGAAGCACAAGAACCTGATCGGCAAGATCGCTAGCATGCCGAACCTGTATCGCGCCTACGAGAAGGCAGCGAAGGGCAAGCGCTATAGCTGTGGCCATCTGCAATTCAAGCAGCATCTGGCGGCGAACCTGCGCGCACTCTCTGAGGCGCTGAAGAACGGAACCTATCGCCCATCTGAGCCGACGCTGTTTTTTGTGAACGAGCCAAAACGGCGAGAGATTTCGGCGCTGCCGTTCGGCGACCGCGTGGTGCAGCACGCCCTGTGTGCAGTCATCGAGCCGATATTTGACCGCACCTTCCTGCCCAACAGCTACGCCTGCCGCAAAGGGCGCGGAACGCACACCGCTGCCATCGAGGCGCAGGCCATTATGCGACGGGGATACACGCACTGGCTCAAGATGGACTTCTCCAAGTATTTCGCCAGCATCGATCGCGTGGTTCTGTATGGCGAGATCAAGCGCAAGGTGAGCTGCACGGCCACGCTGGAACTGATAACCACCTTTCTGCCCGAGACGGGGCGCGGCCTGCCCATCGGAAACCTCACCAGTCAGCTCTTCGCCAACGTCTACGGCCATGTGCTCGACCGCTATCTGACGCATACCCTGCGCATCAAGGCTTGGCTGCGCTACATGGACGACACGGTTGTTTTCGCTCACAGCCGCGAGGCGTTGGCCGTGTTGCAGCAAGGCTTGAAGTGGTTCTCCGATGTACAGCTCGGCCTGCGCTTCTCAAAGTGGAGCATCGGCAAGATCACGCAAGGGCTGGACTGGCTTGGCTATCGCATCTGGCCGACGCATAAGCTGCTGCGAAAACAATCGGTGGTTGCAGCCAAACGCAAGATATTCAAATTCCGAGCGCGCGGCGATGAGCTATCGCTTGGCCGCTTTATCGCATCCTGGCGCGGCCACGCCCAGTGGGCGGATTCATACAACCTTCTCAACAAAATAGGAGTCACAGCATGAGAGACGCATACCATCCGGACACACTTGAGCACATCCCAACCGACACCCCAGCGGACTGGATGCTGAGGGCGGGATTCGCCGTGCCAGAATACAACCCCACTATAGAGGGGTGCTTTTGGAAAGACGGAGCATGGGTCGTTGTGACGCCCGCTGAACAGCCTCCACAGGAGGATGCTCGCACCTCCGCTATCAATAAAACCTACGCCGATGTGGACGCCATCTATGCCGCCGTCATCGGCGGCCGCGCACCGGAATACGAGCAGGCCGAACAAGCCGCCCTGGCATTTCAGGCGGCGGGCTACACCGGCACGGCATCGCCCTATGTGGCGGACTACGCGGCCACCGCAGGCATCACCGACCAGCAATCCGCCGACCTCATCATCGCCCGCGCGAATGGCCTGCGTGCGGCGGTGCTGGCGATGCGCTCCACCCGCTTTACCGCGCAATCAACCATGCGTGCTGCAACCACGCAAGCCGAGCTGGATGCGGCGGTGGCCGCGTGGCGCGTATTCATCGCCCAGGTGCGCACCTCGCTGGGGCTGTAATGGTCCAGCTCGCCCTCTACAAAGGCCGCGGGAAGCTGGGCAACCGCATCACGCGCTGGTGGACGGGCTCGATCTATTCGCATTGCGAGCTGGTGGTATGCGGCGTGTGCCTCTCGGCGAGCCTGATGGATAGCGGCGTGCGCGCCAAGCAGATCGACCTGACCAACGGCAATTGGGATGTGATCGATCTGCTCTGGGCAGATGTCGCGCAGGTGCTGGCATTCTTCGAGCAGACTAAAGGCCGCGCATACGACTGGCTCGGCCTGTTTCGCGGCCAGCTCTTCAACCGAGGCGGGCGAAACGGTAGCAAGTATTTCTGCTCCGAATGGTGCGCCGAAGCGATAGGCATCCCAGCAGCAGAGATGTACAGCCCGGCGCGGTTGGGTGAGTTGTGTAGATTTTTATCAAAAGGGGAATAACAGTGGCCGACCCACACATCACCTCCGGCGTCGTCATCGGCCTCATGTGCGCAGGTTACAGCTCGCCATTCGCGGCGTTGTGCCGAGAAAAAACATTGGGTGGATGTTGATGTCCGTGCGCGAAATGAAGCGCAGGGCGAGCGATACGGAGGGGCCGTGCCCGGATGCCTCAGCAGCTGCTGACCACGCGGTGAAGAAGGCGTTCGCCCTCCTCGGCGTTGACATCGACAAGCCGGAGAGTGTGGAAGAGTTCCGCGAAGATCTGCGCTTCGGCAAGCGTCTTCGCAAAGCCGCAGACCACGGCGTGCTGGTTTTCATCGCAATCGTCACCACCGCCTTCGCTGCCGCACTTTGGGCGGGCGTCGTGGCGAAAATCAAAGGAGGTTGACCATGACTATGATGCTTTCAGAACACTTCTCACGGGACGAACTGTGCCAGTCCGACACCGCCACCCGGCTGGGTATCGACAACACTCCGCCGCCAGAGGTCATCAACAACCTGCGCCGGCTGGCCGAAGACGTGCTGGAACCGATGCGCACCAGCCTGCGCGAAGAGGCGGGTAGGCCGGTGTATATCGTCATCAACTCCGGCTATCGCTGCGAAGCATTGGAGCGCGTGCTGTGCAAAAAAGATTTCATCGCCTGGTGTGCGCGCCACGGCGTGATGGCGGACGAGGCGGGGTGGGCGGCCTACTACAAGCGCAAAGGCCACCCGCGCGGCGATGTGGCAGACATCACCGCCCGCGCATTCGGCACGCCGCTGCAGATCGTCCGCCACGTCTCGCATCAGCCGCACCTAATGCGCAGCATCGACCAGATCATCATGGAAGGCACCTGGGTACACGTCGGCACCGCCAACCACCCGCGCGGCCAAGTGATGACCGCAACATTTGATTCCGCTGGCGTGCCCAGCTACAGCAGCGGGGTGGCATGATGGACGACGCCCAACACACCACCAGCATCCTCTCCTTCGCGGCCGCCTTCATCTTCCTCACCCTCGGCGCCTACGTGCACTACCGCAAGGTGTGCAAGACCGGACGGCATCGCGGCTCGCTCAAAGACTACCTGCTGGCCGAAAGCCCCGACCGCAGCGGCGTCGTCCTGCTGCTGCTCCTGCTGGCCAGCTGGCAGGCGGTCAGCTCCGGCGCGGCAGACAACATCAACCCCGAGCTGGTCTGGGCGCTGCTCAAAGCAGGCCATCTCCACGACCCCACCATCAACACCCTCATCGCGCTGGTCGGCATCGGCTACACCTTCGACAGCACACTCAACAAAGGCGGGGGTGAATGATGGTCGTCCTCGATGCCCTGAACGCCGCCCAGCGCACGCTGTTCCACGTCGTGCTTCTCCTGGCGCTGATCCTCGCCAGTGTCGCGCTCGGCTCATGGCTGGCCCACAAAGACCCAGAACCGTCCGGCGAGTGGACAAAGCCAAAGCAAGACAGCCGCATCGCCGATACCGGAACCGAAACTATCAAGCCGCAAGACTGCGCCGTCGTCGTCGCCAAGCCCGGCGCAAAGAAGAAGCTCGACCTGCCGCCAGAGATCCAAGCCGACCCCAAGAAGCACGTCACAACTGCCGTCATCATTCCATCGAACGAGCGACCGCAATCCGTCGTCAGCATCTTCAATGAGTCCACCGGCACCACCGACATGCTAACTCAGCGTCTGGCCTACCCGTGGCTTGCGATCGAGCAGCGCGGCCAGCTCTGGCTCGGCTACGGCCTCACCCCCGGCGGCGATAGGGTAGGCCGCATCCTGATCCGTGAAGACCTGCTGCAGATCAAAGCCATGCACCTCGGCATGAATGCCTCGATCGACACCGACGGCGCGTGGTTCGCTGGGGTAGGGGTGGCTTATCGGTGGTAAGTCTTCAGCACGAACAGTTCCCAAAAGGCCGGATGCATCCGCCTGTCTCCAGCCTCCCATTGTTGCCATGTCCGGCAAGTCGTATGGACGATTTGTGCAGCCGCAGTCTGAGAAAGCCCTAGCGTCTCACGCACTTCACGGACCTCGGCCGGCGATGGGTTGTGTTCGGTCGTTGTCATTGCGCGAGCACCGCTCGGATGTCGTTCTCGAACTGAGTGCGGCCTGCTGCCCCGGAAGCTGGCGCGTCGTGCGCAAGCGAGTATCTTTGATGTGGCATCTTGATCTCTGAATAGGAACGGGGCTCAAGAGTAATCACCTCTTCAACAAATTCCATCTTCCCGTTTTCGTCCCGACCAACATCCCTCTTGCTGACGCCCTGCCATCCTGCAGGGCGCTCAGGAATGTAAACGACCGTCCCTTTTCCTGTCTGGGTGACTTTCAGCCCAGTCTTCACGCCGTCGATCTCGATCGAGTTATCCGTGTAGATTCTCATGCTCATGATGGCTCCTTATTTGGTCAAGGTTAAAACTGCATCGAATGTTTTCACGCGCGAGCCGCATGCATCGAAGATGGCTTCCTCGGCTGCATTGACCAGATCAGCACGCTTCGTGTAAACGCCCTCCGGCACTTGTGCGCGGATGTCGTACTCGAAGCCGAAAGAATCGGCAGGCTGTGCAACAACAAAAACTTTGGAAGATTTTTGGCCAAGCAGGCCGGTGATATAGATGCGGACTTCGCCGGTTGTCGGATGTGTCCAGGACTTGAAAGTTGCCATGATATTTGCTCCTTTTGGAACGCCTAGAACCGCTAGGACTCGGTGACTACGGTTCTTACTATACGCGCATTGCGCGTATAGTCAACAACTTTTTGTTGTGAGGTGATACAATCCGCACGGGCCTAGCCCACGGGAGTCAACTCCAAACTATGCCACCTTCGGGTGGCATAGTTTTATCGGCAGTTTCAGTCCGTCCACTGTGCCAATTTTTGCGCGGCGGCTACGTGACTTTGCTGTGTTTTGAGGCGTCTTTTCGGCACATTATAAATTTGCATCTATCTGTATTCACGCTGCTTTCTTCTTGCGCTGTAGGATTGTGATTCCAGTTGTCGTGGGTTCGAGCCCCATCAGCCACCCCAGTTTCCCGCCGTCTTGGCGATAGTCCTCGCTAACTTCCTCG